TAACCTTCTTGGTAAATTCTCCGATCTTGGCGACGTCTTCCTGCAACCGAGGACGCATGGTCTCGGCAGCTCGTTCGAGCTTTGCGGTGAACTCCTCAGGTGTCATTTCTCAAACCACTTGCCTGAAGACCAATTGAACTCAGCACCGCCGAGTTCACCGAAAATAATGAGGAACGCGGCGCGAGCATCGTTCGACAGGGTGAATGCGGTTTCTTCGCTGATCCCGTGTTTTATGAGAGCTAGACATTCGCGCAACGCGGGATCAGTGGTTAGTTTTTTACGTTGGCCAAATCCCCAGTTTCACCGCCGGTAAAATTGTCTCTATAGGCAGTGCCAGCCGCTTCAAGCCCATCGTCGCCGAGCATATCGACGGAAGCTTCGACTGATCTTTTGTTTGCTGGAAAAGCCCGCTGCTCAGTGCCGATCTTGATGACCGACGCAGCCGTCAGGGCATAGCCCATATAGGCAAGGTTCTCGCTCAGGCTGGCGCCTAGAGCTTCGAATAGACGCAAACGGTCCAAGGCGTTCAGCTTGCGGATAGTGATGTCACGGCCCTGTTTGTCGGTCACCGTGACGGTGTTGCCGTTAACCTGATCAACCATAACGTCCTCCTGTTTTTTGGTCGGTTAGATTTTACGCTTGTACGACGCGTAGCCCTCCAGTTTCAAGGTCACAACCTTCTCACGCGAGATATCGCCGTGATCGGTGAGGAACATGACCATATTGACGTATTGGTAATGACTGATGGTGTTGTCGGGATTGTTGATGGTTTCGTTGATATAGCCAGGTGCCATCACCTTGCCAGCCTGGAAGTTGGCTTCGAACGTGACCATCAAGTCCTCGAGGATGGCTTTTGTGCGCGTGACGGTGAAGTCGAGCTTGAACCCATCGGGCACATAGCCATATCGTGGATAGTTGTTGTACGGCATTGATTTGATGTCATGCTTCAATGCCGTAATGCGGATCATCTGCACATCGCCCAGGTCAACCAGGGCGCTGGTCGTTCCGTCGAAGTAGCCGAAGTTATAGTCTACACCGACGTTCATATTGTTGACGGGCATCGGGGTGTCCTCGCGTTAGAGTGTCAAGCTACTAGGCAGCGTTAACCGCCGAGGCAAACTGAGCTGCTGTAGGCGGCGTGCTCTGCACGCTCACAGTGACGTTACCGCCACCCTGGAACTTGACCACGAAGTATCGGATCACGTTCAGGTATCGGACCTGCCAATACAGGAACAGGTATCCCAAAGCCTGGAAGGGCGGCGGGTTGTTGGTCAGATCGCACGTCACCAGCCACGGAATATCGATCATGCCCTGACCGTTGATGCCCAGGCCAAACTCAGGGCTTGCAAGCTGGGCGCTGAGCCCATCGAACAAGTCCTTCGCCTGTTGCCTAGTCTGATCGTTAGGCTGGATGGACTGGAGACGTCCGACAAAGCTGCCCGCTGCCTTGCTCTGTGAGGTGCGAATGAGAAAGTTAGTCATCCGCGTGTACTCAATCCCGTTCGCCGCGGTATTGGACGACGCATTGCGGCCAGTGCCGAACGAATAGTAGTATCCGCCTGGCGAGCTGTCAGGACCCAGGATGACATCGATGCCGCCAGTGTTGATTGTCGACAGCTCAGTGTCGCTGTACGGCAACCCCAGGACTGAGCGCTGAGTCGAGCTGATGCCTTGCAGCGGCTTATTGAGGGGTGATTGCTGCGGCGACAGATTGCCGATGATCCCAATGCCGAAAGCAGACGGATTGATCGTTCGGCTGAGCTGATTGACGTTATCGTAGAACGTCGGCCAGTCACCCAGGATCAGCCAGAACCACGGAGTGTCGATGCCGGCGTTGATACGTACCCCTGTAGAGTTCGGGATCGTATCGCCACTGGGACCGCCAAACACGGGGAGCATCGTCTCGCTGAGACCGAACGACGCGATTGCCGCGTAGTTGGAGATGGTTGACATATCGCAAAGCGCGAACCCGTCGCAGTTCGAGTTACGCAAGACGAACATGCCCTTGCGAGGTAGAATGTCCTGGCCCATAAGAGTCGCGTCGGTGACGCCTGCGGCGCCATCGGTGCCTCCGGTCAGTGAGACTGCGACACCTGTGGTGGGCAAGGCAACACCAGCGCCAGCCGTCGCGACGACGAAGTTCGACTGAGCACGCTGAGAGTTGCCGTTGTTAATAGCAGCGGCCAGGTTAACCCAGAAGGTGTTGCCTGTGCCGCTGCCCCCAGACAGAGTGGCACCAGACACGGTAGCACCAGCCACGTTAGTGGCCACGGTCAGTGTGTTACCGGCGGAACCAACCTGCTGGACGGGGTTGGCGGTCAAGTTGAGTGTCAGTCCGTTGAGGGCATAGGTAAACTTGATGAGGTTGGCGTCTACCGCTGCTGTGAGGAAAGCAAGCAGGTTCGACAATGTGACAGGCAACGAACCGCCGATCTGGACCTGAGGACCGACAGGCGCGCCAGTGACGAATGTGGTCACTGTGCCGCCTAGGGTCAACGTCGTGCTGTTCGCTGGATTTGACGTGAACACAACGTTGCCCGTAGCGGGTGTAGCCGCCGGCACATTATTGAACTGCTCGGGCGGCAATCCTGGGAACGCCACAACCCCCATGTACGAGTTGGCAGCCGTACCGTTCTGGATCGAGAACTTGATCTGATTACCCAGGACGCCTGAACACTTGCCTGTGATGGTGATGCAAGCACCAGCTGCCGAGCCACCAGACAAAGTGGCGCCGGACAGAGTAACGCCAGTGACGGTTGAGGCCAGAGTCAACGCATTGCCGGCTGTCCCAGGGGTCACGGCCGTCAGGTTGATCCCAAACGCACCACTAGGAGCATAAGTGAACTTGACTGCTTGTGCGTCGGCTGAAGCCTGAAGCTGGGCTATGGTATTCTGGACTGTTTGGACAAGGTTGCCGCCAATGTTGATCTGTAGTGCAGTAGCGCCACTGGCGATGTAAGTGAAGACAGTGCCGTTCAACGTAATGGTCTGAGTGGCTGTTGGTTGAACGGTGAACAGGATCGAGCCTGTGGCTGGCGTTGCGCCTGACTGAGGTGTGACGCTGGCAGCGATGTCAGTGCCGTCACTGACACGCACGCACTTGAACCCGATAGCCCCGCCGACCTGTGTCGCCGCTGCGATATAGGAGGCGATGTCGTAGTTTCTGACCACAGGTGGCCCAAGGACGATAGCAGCATCCACAGGCTTGCTGGCCAGGATAACTGAGTTGAGCTGACCCCAACTAGCGACGCCTATCAGACCTTCGATATTTGTTGGCTGACCCAACAAAAACGGAGTCGGCAGAATGATGTCGCCATATACGCCGGGGACCGTCAGAGCGGCCAGGTTTTGCTGGCCATCGAGAAACACTGGCATGGAGGTCTTTCCTTCTGTTCAAGCCCTACGGCTTACTTCTTCAGGTCCGGCGCCGTCGGCTTCGGGTCTGGCACCGAGATGCGCACGAAGTGGTTATCACGATCCTCACTGAGCTTGGCGATCTCGGCTGGATCAGTGACAATCTGGCCCTTCGTATAGTTGTGGAAAGGGTTCACGCAAAGCAGGTTGATAGCCATAGGTTTGTCCTCACGTTAGAGCTGGGATACTGGGAGAAAGCACAGGAGCTAACGGATCACCGGCGGTGTTGACTATATCTATCTCCGCCGAGGTGATGACGAAACCTGGGAACTCCCAGAGAGTGGCGTATTCCGCATTATAGATCAGGTCACGGCGGTAGATCGTGTTCAGCTGCTGCTCGTCAATCGTGTTGGTTCGATTGTAAACAATCTTCGCCATGGTCGTGTCGGGCATGGTCACAGTGATCTTCTGCTTGAGCACGTTATCGACAGCTGCAGCGACAGCCTTTCGATCCTGAGGCGTCGGTGCCCAGACAGTGATCATCACATACTGCTCTTGCCGGTGCGTTACCTTGCCCAGCGTGCCCTGACCGCCTTGGCGCACGACTAGCAAAATGTTCGCAGGAATTGTCAGCGTGCTAGACGTCCCTGAGGCGCTAGGATAAGGCCCCTGGGCGCTTGCAAGTAATTGCGCAAGGATGCTTGCTGTCGTATTCCCGGAGGCTGAAAAGACGTGCGCACGATCCGCTATGATGGTCAGATATTCACCTGGGTTCGGCTGGCCTGTGACGGTGATCGTTGTACCGACGACAGTAAAGGCCATCCCGAAGTTAGCAGCGATCACTACATAAGTCGCGTCCAATATCTGATACGGCTCAGGCACCCCACCTTGCATCGGAAAGACAGATATGTTGGTGACTGGACCACCTGGGCGAGTGACAGGCAACTGCGGGTTGCCTACTAGGTGTTGCCCAGCCATGTCAAGGTCAAGTTGAGCTGGCTCTGGCCAACCTTCATAAATGCGCACGTCCTTGCCAGTAATCGATGGATTGGACGGTCCAGTCGGATAGATCGCGCCAGCAGCGACGCCGACGAGGTAAGTGGTAATGTCGCTCAGGTCAGCCATTAGCGCATTGACCCATCTTGAGTAACACGAGCATCGGCTTCGTCACGATATTCGTGAACAGTGTAGGGGTCTTCGCCTGGACCGTGTAGCGGAGCAAATGGACGATCTTCGCCCCAACGCAGCCACTCACCTATCTCGTGATTTTCGACCCGGCGGCACTGTTCGTAAATCCACCGCTTCCAAGTCTTTTCGTTGTACTCCGCAATCGGAACTGGATGGTAGTGTGACAATGGCCTTGGCTGATCGGGATTGTAGGCATCAACGCACAGAGTATCGGTTATCACCAGACGAAGCGCGCCGTCTTCGTTGACGAGGTGAAACGTCCAACCGGGTTTGCACTGAGCCTCATGCACCAGCTTGCGGAGTATGTCGAATGTGTCGGCCACGTCAAGTCTCCAGACGGATCGCCACGAGTTGGTAGCCAAAGACAGTCCAGAAATTTTGGGCTACCGCGTATCGGTATCCTTCGTCGTCATAGACAAAGTCTCGGTCTCTGATGTCGAATTGGCTGATAGCCGAGGCTGGGATATATATTGACCACTCGGGTTTGTAAATAATGTCTCCTGGTAAAAGAGTCCCCTTTGTCCGACCAGGTGTTTTGGGTTGTATAGATGCGGGCAGGCCTGTATATAGAATAACCTCGCCCGCGGGATTAGTTGGGTCCGTAGACTGCTGAAGACCCGAGTAAGTGCCGAGGCCCACTGTATCAACACCACTGACAACAGCCTCCGTTCTCGCCCGGTGAACAGCTACTACACGATCATACACTAGGTCCGAAGTTCCCCCAGGTACGATCACGACGATTTCCCAAGGAGGAGCAGTCATGGCATAACCGCTGGGCTAGAAATTCCAGTCTCCTCTTCGAGTTCGTTCCCAGCCTGGCTGACGGGCAAGGTGTTATCCGTCATGCCGAAGTTGAAGTTGGGCTGCACGCGATCCATATTCAGCTCTTGCATCATCTTGTCGGTGATGCTGATGCCGCCAGCGTAAGGCATAGCCGCACCTGACATGGCTGCACGAGCCTCGAATTGCAACGCCTTGGCTTGATACGCTTTCCCCATCTGGGAATATGCGATCTTGGTTGTGCCGGCCTGCTGGTCAACGGACGAGCTGAACCTGGTGGCTAAGGTGCGGCAACACTCAGCTGCTGCACCATACAGGGTCGATCGCGCGCTGAGGAAATAGACAATCTCCTCGTCTTGCATCTGCTGGCGGACGCTGAACGTGTCTCCAATCATCAGGCGGAGTGCATCCTTGCCTGACGTAGAGAGCTTGGTTACGTCGTAGGTCCAGGTCACCAGAATTTATTCCTTATCGTACCTACTAACCACACTGCAAACATGCCGCCGCCAAACATGAAGGCGAACTGAGCGCAGTAATGAAGAAAGTCGAGGAGTGTCATTGCGCAGTCAGTCCATTGGCGTAGGCGTCAACACGCAGCGTCGTGCCGCCAGCGTAGGTGCCTACGGTCGTGTACTTGACACGCCACAGGCCCCCTACGACTCCATCCTTTGACGTGTTGGCTGTCAGTGTGCCGTCAGTCGGGACGTACTCGGTTGTGACTGGAGTGAGCGACGACAGATTATAGATGAACCGTGCCGAGACGCCAGTGAAGTGGAAGTTAGCAACATCGACCCAGGTAGTGCCGCCGTCGAACGAAGTCTGAACCCAGGCATCTGCGCTGGTGCCGCCTGAACCCCAGGTGAACGTCCCCTGGAGAATGATGTTGTTGGTGTATGTCCCACCCTTGGCACGTAGTTGGAGAGGCGTGGTGACCAGCGCGGTCACCGCAGTCGTGATCGTAGTAGTCCCAAGAAGAGCCGCCGCCTTGACTGGCGCGCATAGCGCCAGCAAGGCAACGAAGGCGATGGCGAGTCTGCGCATTATTTGGTCCGCCAGGTACCGTTGCTGA